TGGCCAAGTTGAACTGCTGCAGCACAAGATACCCGAAAGCATCAAAGGCGTGGTCCACTCCTAAGTTTTTGTTGGGCAAACCAGTGCCAGGGGCGTAAGTCAGCGTCCGCAATGACTTGATCAGCTCCTTGCACCGTGGATGGATTTTGACTCTGCGCGCTCCAGAAGCATCCATTAGGCCAGTGTTGACCGCTGTGATCTTGTCTCGGATCTTCCACGGTGATCTGGGGCTTTGAACCGTAAAACCACTGCGCCTGAGGATTGCGTGGTCCGTTACTCCGACACCACTTGTTTTTCTTGCACCGCCTGTTGGGTCAGGACACGCGATAACTCTGCGATCCACTCCATACCTACGGGTAACTTCTTCCGCAAAATCCCAAGTAGTGGCCCCGCCAGTCAGCATGATCTCGTCAAACACGTACAACGTGTCCTGATCCTTGACGGCACAAATGCCAGACATGGGATCCACGTTGAAGTCAACGCCCAACAGCAGCGGCTGAATCGAAATATCTTTGGCGTCCGTTGAAATGTTGTCGTCCGAAAAGCTGATGGCTACTAGGCCAGTCAGGTTCTCGAAGGACGCTTCGAATTCCTGGCGGAACGTGCGCGAATCAAGTTGAGCGCGGGCTGCTTCGACCTCATGCTTGCTGACGTTTCCGCCTTCAATCGTTGTGTAGCTCCATCGTTGCCATTCGTTTGTTTCGTCGTCTGGGACATAACACCACAAGTAGCTCGATTCGTAGGTCTGTTTCGTTCTTAGTCTTGATCCAGACCTTTGGAACTAGCTTTTTTAACGCTCTCCACGCAATATCTTTGGCCATTCGGTAAGTCGGAGCGCAATAAAAGAATGTTTCGCCAGGCTTGTTAAGCGCTCCACGTAATAACTCAACGCATGAAAGGTACGATTTGCCGAATCGACGGCCAGCGACTAAAACGCGGAATCGTTTGTCGCTCGAAAAAACTTGGCCCTGTGCCCATCTCAGGCTTACGGGCTCTGCTTTTGTGCTCATGCCTAGTACATTACACAGGTTTTCAACCCCTACCCCCCTTCAAATGGCCTTAGCAAGGGGTAACATCAGGGAACAGCGGTCAAATATGCAATGAATCCTGGACGCTCGCCTGATGCTGTTATTGAAGACCGTAGGCGGCGTTTGTACCGTCGGCAGTTAGACGGCTTGTCCGCTCGGGCGCTCGTCTATGAACACGCTGAAAAAGAACAAGTCTCGATTCCAACCGCTTGGCGTGATTGGGCAGCCATTAAAGAATGGAACGAAGAAGACTGGCAACGTGACCGCGAAAATATGCTGGCGCGTCTTCAGCACATGCGCACCAAACTATTTCATCAAGCGCTGAAGAAGGGGCAGCTGCAAACCGCAAGCCAAGTGCTCGACTCCATCGGACGTGTCATCGGTGAATCCGTTGAAACAGTCAACATCCAGGCACCTGAACTAAAAATCTCTATTGAAGATAAGGGCGACTGATCCCCACGCTCACAACTTCAGACCCCTGCCCCCACTCTAGGGGGCTTTTTTATTACACGAGTGCTGTTAGTCAGATATATGTTTAAGTTCCCCGCTTGTTGATAACACGATTGTAAATTGCAACCCTGCCCCCTGTCTGTATCGGTTGCTACAGTATTGAATATATCAACAAATGTAACAAGTTAACTCCATTGGAGTCAGACTCCATTGATCCATGGCAGGATAGGTACATCCAAGGGGGAGGAGTTACCCACTCCACCGCTTGGTAGGTATCACCACTCTCGTGATACAATAGTCAGACAAACAGGACGCCCAGTTCCTCAGACGATGGTCCTATCCACAGCCGAAACGTGTGGGTCTCGGTGGTGCTGCCGCGTGAAAACAGCACTTTGATAGCGGATTGCAAGATCTGCCAGACAGTCCGGGTTCATCCCGTCAGTCCTGGCAGGCTCTCCAGTCGGTCACAGCGCTCTCAAGCGCCGCTATCAGACAAGAGTAAAAGCCAACCTATTGAACCTATGGAAACCAAGACACAAACGACCCACACAGTCACCATTGGCCGTGTGGAGATCGGCGGAGGTCGCATCGTTGCGATCTGCGAAACGTCAGGCGACAGTGTGACGTTGGAAGTTCCCTACGGTGCAGTCACTGAGGCGGTTGAGAAGTATCTCACCGACCGGCTGACACGTTGGGACCGGGATCGCATCATCACGATGCTCACCGATCTCAACCGCGAAGCAGACGCTAAAGCGGAGGCCAAGTGATGACGCTTGAGACGTTCGCTACCCGCTCCATGATCGCGGTAACTGCTGCGGCATCCGTCTGGCTGTTCTTCTATCAGCCAGCGGATGAGCGCTCCAGCTTCAGCCACAGCGGCACCCAGTCCTATGTCCGGGTGATCCGCTGATGGCTTATCTGATGCAAGTCTGGCGTGGGGTCCCTCAATGTGGGGGCCTCGGCTGGGTAACTTACGGCGGACCCGTTGATAAGGCGAGAGCTTACGAGCTTCTGGCCTTATCTCAACGTTTACGCCCGCAACATCCCCACAAGCTGGAGACAGTCACCGATGCCTTTTGAAGTGTTTATGTGGAGTTGGGATGAGATCTCAGGCCGCAAGGTCTTAGCCACCGTCCCAACAAAAACAGAAGCTGATGAAAAGCTGGACGAAATGTCCGAGCGTTTTCCTCATGCTTACATCGATTATCGTGGCGTCCCGGAGTAATCCGGGCGCTTTTTTTACTCAACGCACCAATGACTTACAAAATCGTTCGCTTTTACGCTCCACACCTGAATAAGAGCAGCCGCGTGATTCAGCGCGGTTTAACCCTTGAAGAGGCCCAAGCACACTGCAAAGATCCTGACACCCGGAAGGCTGGTGAATGGTTCGACGGTTACGACGCGGAATGATTCGTGAGACTAATCAGCGGACCAATCATCAAAACCCGATTCTTGGGTCCCACTACTCACAGGGATCCAAGGATCGTGGCAAGCCATAAACGGGATTCTGAGGTTACCTGGAGGCAGACCATAACCTGTCACTATGGCAGCTCAGAATGGGAGAATCACAGGGACGCGGCTTATGAGCTGATTCGAAATAGTCCGATGAAGGACTGGCAAGTGGTTATCGTCGCTGGATCTGTTCTGACGCTCCAATATCCCCCAGATCTCTTGACGTTATCGACGCCCCGGCTTAATCGCCGGGTCTTTTTATTATGATCACTGAAAAGTATGATCTGCCCGCACATTGGGCAAGCTATCTTATCAACGGAGACGCAACATCGTTCAGCCTGAATGATGACGGCGGAGACGCTGAAATAGCAGTCATTGATGAATTCATGAATGACATTGGAGAAGGCGCGATCGTCACTTGTTCCGAAGAGCCATTCTTCAGCAAGTACCATGACGCTCAACCCTTTGGTATCAAGGCTTGCGACTGCCTGGAGTTCACGTTCTATCTATGAGCCCCTTACGGGGCTTTTTTTATGCGCTGAGCCGGATGAGGCATTCTTCTGCCCTGCAGTCTTCAAGTTTGGCTCGAACCCAGTTAAGGCGACCGGCGACCCTGCGACCATCGTTGGTGTCCTTGTAAACGTGAAGCGCTTCGAGCAGGAGCATCCACTCATCAGCGCAGAAGTGAATGGTTTTAGTGGGCGCTGAGTCAGCCATGAATGGGCGCTTGCAGTTTCCTTGAATGGTCTGTATTGTAAGACAAGAGTCAGGGGAATCAACCCTGCTCCGCTCCAAACCAACTTATCAATGAAACAAACCACCACAACGCATTTTCAGTTGGGCGACAACCGCTCCATCAACCTCCAACATGGCTCGATCGTTGCCACCGATTCATCTGATCAAATCGTTTCGGTTTACGCCGGAACGGATGCCATCAATGATGCAGTGGCCAAACTGCTGCCTTCCTGCGACCGCTCCACTCAAGAGCGGTTCATCCAGGTCATCAATGATCACATCCGCAAGGTGGACAGCGTAGAGGCATGAAGCGGACCGCAGAAGTAAAGGAAGCCCACCAGCAGCACGCTAAAAAGCTGCTGGACATGGGCCTCCAGAAAGCTGATGTATCCGCAACGCTCCAAAGGAAATACGGTTTGTCTCGCGCCACCGCTTACCGCGATGTGGACGAGGCAGACCAATCCCGCGAGCTTGAGGATCACAAGATCGAAGCAACTCCCGTTCCAATGATCAGCTTTGAAGATCGGGACGCTTTGATGCGGATGACCCGGCAACTCCTGATCGACGCTTACACCGATGGCAACGTTCAGGACTATGCACGTCTTGTCCGTGAATACGAAAGGCTCGCCCGCATGGGTGGCCTGTCTCACAAGTTCTGAGACGTTTGTCTCACACCGCTCCAATCATCATCAACCCAATGGCACTTGACTACTACAACTGGCTTCAGGAACAACCTGAACGCAAGAAGCTCGAACAGACCCGTGATAACCATCGCGAGGCGTTCCAACAGTTCAGCCGTAATGCTGACGCCATGCTGCAGAAGGCTCTTGCCTTCTACTGTTGTGCTCGAAAAATTGAAGACTGCCGAGACGAGTGGCAAGTCTGCACAGAAGGCGAAGACTCTTCCATGGAGAAGATCTATGGCATTGCTCCTGAGCTGATGGTTGAGAGCCAGATAGAAGTGGCCAACATGCTCAAGCAGCTGGCGTTCCAAAAAGCAGAAGCAGCCGCCACCATCAACACTTCCGCAGGCATCTCCAAAGAAGCTTTTGATCAGGCTGTAGATGCCATTGGCACTCAATACAACGAACTCAAGTCCAAGTGGGAAGAACTCAACTCCAAGGAGGAAACCAAATGACCATCCGCTACGACAACATCGACGATCTGCT